TGCGAGCCTAACGATCCCAGTTGGCGGTTATACAGTCTTTGGCTTTGATGTCTCGCCTTCTCGTCGCAATGCTTCACTCGTTGCCGGACAAATCTTGGCCGACGGTCGAATTGGAGTCGGGATCTTGCAGACTTGGGAAAGCGCAGTCTCGGTCGATGACTTAAAGATCGCGGCTGATATTAAAGGCTGGGCGGATAACTATCGACCTCGCCAAATATGCTTCGACAAATACACAGCTCAGAGCATCGCGGATAAATTAACTAATGCTGGCTGCGTTACTCAAGATATCTCTGGAGCCGCGTTCTATCAGGCTTGCGGAGACTTACTCGATGGCTTGGTTAACCTTCGTGTGGTTCATTCTGGTCAGGCTAACTGGATCCAGCAGATGAATAACTGCGCAGCTAAAGTCAACGACTCTGCTTGGCGTATCGTTAAGAGAAAATCTGCTGGCGATGTCTCTGGCGCTATTGCAACTGCGATGGTTGTACACACGTTAGGCAAACCACAACAGGTAGCGGCTATATACATCGAATGACCTACATGTAGTGTATAATTGCACTCTATGGGTATCCTTTCGCGCCTTACAGGTGCAACGCCAAAGTCAAACATCGAAGCGCAAGCTGCTCCGCAAGTCTTAGGCGAGTATTCACCTTATGCGATGCCCTTTCAGTTTGCTTATGTCGGCCGTACTGAAGCAATGGGAGTTCCAGCGCTAGCGCGTTGCCGCAACTTGCTTGCTGGCACTATCGGCACTATTCCGCTTGAGTTGTATAAGAAGTCAACAGGTGAAGAACTTGGAAAACCGCTTTGGCTTGATCAACCTTCATATTCTCAGCCTCGATCAGTAACGATCGCTTACACGGTTGACTCGCTTCTATTCTATGGCCAAGCCTTCTGGCAGGTTGTTGAGACCTATCAGGAAGATGGCCGCCCTTCTCGCTTTGAATGGATCGCAAATAGTCGCGTAACTGCAACACTTGATAAAGACAACGTATTCGTTCGATCCTATGCAGTTGATGGCCGCACAGTCCCAATGGATGGCCTTGGTTCACTCGTAACATTCCAGTCACTAACTGACGGCATCTTAAATACCGGCGTATCTACAATTCGTGCAGCGCTGGACATTCAGAAGGCTGCCGTTATTGCTGCTGCAACTCCGATGCCTACTGGCTACCTAAAGAACACAGGCGCAGACTTGCCGCCTCAAGAAGTTCAAGGATTACTAGCTGCTTTCAAAAGCGCTCGCCAAAATCGCAGCACCGCATATTTAACATCTACTCTCGAATATAACACCGTTGGCTTTAGCCCTAAAGACATGATGTACAACGAGGCCATTCAAAACCTAGCGACTGAAATCGCTCGCCTTTGCAACGTACCGCCTTACTATGTTTCAGCGGATCAAAATACGACGATGACGTATGCCAACGTCCAAGACGAGCGTAAGCAATTCCTTACTCTATCTTTGCAGCCTTATGTATCAGCGATCGAAGATCGTCTATCTATGGACGATATTACCGCTCGCGGTAACGAAGTCCGTTTTGATATCGATAAGAACTACCTTCGCACTGATCCGCTAATTGAGTTGCAGATCATCCGCGAATTACTTGACCTTCAACTAATTACCCAGGATCAGGCCATGGAAATGACTGACCTAACTCCTAACGGAAATGGTGGAATGCAATGAACGAGATCCTAACCTTCTCGGCAGAACTCACAGCAGATAGCGCAGCGCGCACTATCTCTGGCAAAATAGTTCCATTTGGTGGCGAAGTTGGAAACACTTCCGCCGGTGCAGTTGTCTTTGAGCGCGGCGCGATTAACATTGCCGACACTAGCAAAGTCAAACTCCTACTGGAACATGACCCTAAGCAGCCTATCGGTCGCGCTCAATTCTTTAACGAGACTGAAGACGGCATCTTTGCATCTTTCAAAGTCTCAAAGTCATCCCGAGGCACAGACGCATTAATCGAAGCCTCAGAAGAACTTCGAACTGGTCTTTCAGTCGGAGTTATGGTCAATGCAGCAAAGCCTAAGAACGGCGTGCTATATGTTTCGAGTGCTGACCTCCTCGAAGTCAGTTTAGTGCAGGCCGCTGCGTTTAAATCAGCAGCCGTCACTGATATTGCGGCATCAGAAGATGAAGCCGTTGAAACCAACCAACCAACAGAAAGCGAGACAGCCACCGTGGAAGAAACCACTTCAGCAGTCGAAGCAACACCTACAGTTGAGGCTGCCGCAGTTGAAGCTGCTCGCCCTGCTGTAACAGCAATGGCTTACTCAAAGCCACGTATCGAAATCACAGCAGCAAAGTACGTTGAAAACACAATTCGTGCAGCAATGGGCGATGAGTCAGCTCGTCAGTACATCCGCGCTGCGGACGATACAACAGACAACGCTGGTCTAGTACCAACTCGTCAACTTCAAGAAATCATCAACCCACTTGGAACAACAATTCGCCCATCGATCGAAGCGATCTCACGCGGAGTTCTTCCAGATGCAGGTATGACTTTCGAGATCCCAAAGATCACAGCAATGCCAACAGTTGCAGTAACAGCAGAAAACGCAGCGTTCTCAGACACAGATCAGAACTCAGCGTTCCTCTCAGTAGATGTTAAGAAGTACGCCGGACAGCAGACATTCTCTGTTGAATTGCTCGATCGTACATCTCCAGCATTCTTTGATGAACTCATCCGCAACATGGGCGCAGCATACGCAAAGGCTACAGATGCAGCAGTTAACGCAGCATTGATCACTGGCGCAACAGCAGATGGAACAACAACAGTTACTTACCCAACAGCTTCAGAACTTCTTGGAATTGTTGCTCGCGGTGCTGCTTCTGTTTATGGCGCAACTCTTGGTCTGCCTAACCCATTCGCTCGCAACATGATCGTTAACACTTCACAATGGTCAAACATCATGACTCTTAACGATGCAGGTCGTCCTATCTACAACGCTGCTAACCCAATGAACGCAGGCGGCGTTGCAACACCTACAGCTCTTCAAGGTAACGTTGCAGGTCTTAACCTCTACGTCACACCTAACACAGCTTCAGGAACCGACACAGATGGTTCTATCATCATCGTGAACCCAGATGCGTACACATGGTACGAGTCACCAAACTACCGTCTCCGCGCAGAGTCAACTGCAAACGGATCAGTAACTATCGGTTACTACGGCTTTGGTGCTATCGCTACTAAGGTCGCAGCAGGCGCGTTCAAGAACAACAAGGCGTAAGCCCACTTAAGTCGCTGGCGGGGTAATGCCCTTTTACCCCGCCAGTCTTTAGAAAGAGGATCAAATGTCGTACACAACAGTTGCAGAGTTACGCACCGCCCTTGGCGTTGGCACTCTCTACGCTGACGCAACCTTGCAAGAGGTTTGCGATGCTGCCGACAACGTGTTGATCCCTTTTTTATGGAAGAACGAACAAGCCATCGTTGCTCATGGCAATACCGGCACTAAAGGCACTCTTTACTTTAATGAAGATATCCGAGACATGTTCTATGTCGGACAGTCAGTAACGATCAGCAATGCTGGTACAAAGTACAACGGAACCAAGACGATTACTGCCGTAACTCAACGCTCTTTTAGCGTGACTACAACTCACACTAGCGATAATCCTTATCACACAGTCGCACCCTATGGCACAGCAGCAGCAGAAACTTATATTGATTATTCAACAATTCCAGCAGTTCAAGAAGCAAGCCTAATGATCTCCATCGACATCTGGCAAAGCCGCCAAGCACCATCAAGTGGCGGAGTCACAGTCGATGGATACGCGCCAAGCCCTTACCGCATGGGTAATACTCTTATGGCTCGCGTTCGTGGCTTGCTTGCACCTTACCTAGATCCGCGTTCGATGGTTGGCTAACCATGACCGCTGCCATATCTACACTTCGCACAACTATTGCCACAGCGCTAGTCGATAACTCACTTTATTCAGTCTTTGCCTTTCCACCAGCTACGCCGATCGTCAATAGCGTAGTGATCAGTCCGGCAGATCCGTATGTAACGCCAAACAACAACAGCAAGAATACGATCTCGCCTTTGGCTAATTTTAATCTAAATATCTTCGTACCTTTATTGGATAACGAAGGAAACCTAAATGGTATTGAGGAGATGCTAGTTGCAGTATTCAACAAACTAGCGGCATCCTCGATCGTCTATAATGTGGGAGAAGTGAGCGCACCTAGCGTTCTCAATGCTGCATCGGGCGATCTTTTGACTTGCTCAATGCAAGTCTCAGTCCTAACGAGTTGGAGTTAATCATGTCCGAGTGGGAAAAAGAGCAAGAAGCCTTCCTGATTAAGATCGGGCAGGTTGCACCAGCAGCACCAAAACCATCAACTAAGAAAGACGAGGAATAACCTAAATGGCAGTATTTCTAAGCAATAACGTAGGCGTAAAGGTTAACTCCGTTGATCTTTCTGACCACGTAACATCTATCACCCTTAACCGCGCTTTCGATGAACTCGAAGTTACAGCGATGGGAGACTCAGGCCACAAGTTTGTAAAGGGTCTAGAAGCCTCATCAGTAACTATCGACTTCCTCAACGACACAGCATCAGCAAACGTTCTAGCAACTTTGCAAGCTGCTTGGGGTACTTCAGTAACAGTCGTACTTCTCCAGACAAAGGGAACAGCAGTCTCAGCGACTAACCCTCTTTACACAATGACTTGCCTAATCAACAACACAACCGATATTAACGGCGCAGTTGGCGATCTCGGCACACAGTCAGTAACTTGGACAGTTAACGGCACAGTAGCCGTTGCATCAACTGGCTCATTCTAATAACTAACTAAGGGGCAAACATGGCAAAACTAAAGGTAACAAGGGCAGACGGAAGCGTTAACGAGTACCAGATCACTCCGGCGATCGAGTACGCCTTCGAGCAATATGCGAAGAAGGGCTTCCATAAAGCCTTTAGGGATGACGAAAAGCAAAGCGATGTATATTGGCTTTGCTGGGAAGCAATTCGTCGGTCGGGTGAAACCGTAAAGCCTTTCGGGGAGTCGTTCCTTGAGACATTGACGCGAGTCGAGGTCTTAGACGATGACCCTTTGGCGTAACGCGGGAGTCCTTCACCTATCTCGTAGCGAGACTATCGCTTGAGACTGGACTCTCGCCCCAAACTTTAATAGCACTAGATCAAACAATGTTTAGGACTTTACTTCAAGCCCTAAAGGACAGAGCAAAGGAGCAAGCGGATGCCAACAGAAGTAAAAGGCGCAGATAAACTCCGCAAAGCCCTGAGAGAGTTCGAACCTGATCTGGCCAAAGAAACCACTAAAGAACTTGGCTTTCTCTTAAAGCCGATCACAGCTAAGGCTCGAGGCTATATGCCATCAGAGTCTCCGTTAAGCGGTTGGGCTACACGTCCAGAAGGTAAAGGTAAGTTCCCAACCTTCGATCCTGTTGTTGCCAAGCGTGGGATCTCTTACAAAACTTCACCTAGCCGCCCTAACCGTCGAGGTTGGCGTTCACTAGTATCTATCGTTAACAAGTCTGCTGCTGGCGCTATCTATGAAACAGCAGGGCGCAAGAATGCCGGCGGAAACTTCTCGCCTCGTCTCAACGGCGATCTAAAAGGTCGAGATAAGATGCAAGGTCGCGCTATCTTCCGTGCATGGGATGAAGATCAAGGCAAGACTCAAGGCGCAGTTATCAAAGCGATCGAGTCATCAGCCACTAAATTTAATAACAGAAGTCCGAAGGTGAACTAATGGCCGCTAATGTGAAAATAGATATTGCCGCCGAGTTCGTCGGCAAAAAGGCTTTTACGGATGCAGCAAAGCAAACAGTAGGACTTAACAGCCAAGTCAAAACGCTTGCTAAATCTTACCTTGGGTTATTTACCGCTCAGCGTTTAGGCCGTGCGGGCTTTAATGCCGCTAAAGCATTTGCAGCAGACGATAAAGCGGCCAGAGTATTAACCCAGTCACTCGATAACTTGGGTCTAGCCTTTGCCGATCCTTCAGTTAAATCTTTTATCGCCGATCTTGAAAAACAATTTGGTGTACTCGATGATCAGTTACGTCCTGCTTATCAGCGTTTATTAACCACAACTGGCGATGTTGCCAAGTCTCAGTCTTTGCTTCGCACAGCCCTCGATCTTTCGGCGGCGAGTGGGCAAGATGTCGTAAGCGTTGCCGGTGATCTTTCCAAGGGTTATGTAGGCCAGACCCGCGCTCTTGCTAAGTACGGCATCGGACTAACTCAGGCACAGCTAAAGGCCATGTCCTTTGAAGAAGTCCAGACACGAATTAACACACTATTTGGTGGACAAGCAACAGTCGCAGTTGAAACCTATTCGGGCGCGCTTGCTCGCTTATCAGTCTCAGCCAATAACGCCAAAGAAGTAATCGGTGGCGGCCTGCTTGATGCACTTGCAGCTCTTGGCGGCGGTGGAGAAGGTGGACTTACTAATACTCTTAACTTGATCGAGAAGACTTCTACTGCACTTGCCACCTTTATCCGTCGCTTTGGCGTTGGAGCAGGCATGGGTATTAAGTTATTAAAGGGAGACTTTAAGGGCGCTATGGCTCTTGGTCAGGCAGAGCAAAACCGTGGCAAAGATACTTCTGGTTTAACTCCTGCTATTAAGACTGAACTACAAAAAGCAGCAGCGGCTAAGGCATTGGCCAAGGCTGGCACTCAGCAAGTCAAAAACACTAAAGCCCAGACTGCCGCTATCAAAGAACAGACAGCGCTTACTAAGGCAAACACTTTATTTGATCTTCAACAGACTCAGATTATTGCTGCACTCAAGGGCGATATCTCAAATGAAGAACGCAAACGCCTAGAACTGCAATTAGCCATCCTTACCGGCAATACTTCAGAGGCTTCTAAACTAGCTGGCGAACTTGCCAAGAGCCAAGGACTATCGCAGCAGTTAGCCGCTTATCTTGCATCCTTGCCAGATGCCAAGAACCCATTCACAGCATGGAAGTCATATCTCGACATGATCGAGAGCCAAGTTGCTCGCATAGCGGCAGGCAACGTCCAAACAGTTCCAACATCAATGGCTTCAGGTTATGGCGTTACTGGCACTCAGTACTCATTGCCACAGGGATCACAGTTCACAACAGATGCAGGAGTTAACGTAACCGTTAACGTCAATGCTGGATCAGTCATCGCAGAAGAAGGCTTGAAAGATGTCCTACGCGATAGCCTACTAAGCGACTCACTCTCTGCTAAGTTCGCTGCTATCTACCGCCAAGGCGGATCGTTCGGGGCTGGTTAATGGCACTTCCAGCGCAGATCAGCGTATCGTTTGACTTTACTTCAGGCGCCACTTTCGGCTATCCCTTTACTATCGGTGACGATAAATATGGACGGCTTGGCATTGGAACTCTTGCCTCTACAACCACTCCAGAGCCTACGGTTGATCTAACTCCAGACGTTCGATCTATCTCGATCAAGCGCGGCCGTAACATCATGCGTGATACTTACGAGGCTGGTTCTTGCACAGTTCGTGTTCTTGATCCTAATTCTTATTTCAACCCGCAGAACACTTCTAGCCCTTATTACGGCTTTTTAACTCCCTTACGCAAACTGCGCGTATCAGCGACAGTCGGCGGAGTTGGTTACTTCCTATTTTCAGGCTATACAACAGACTATAAGTACACCTATCCACAAAACCAAGAAACTGGTTACGTGGATATTGTCTGTTCGGATGCTTTCAGACTTATGCAACAGGCTGGAATTACCACAGTTGCAAGCGCTACTGCTGGCCAAGATACCGGCACACGTATTGGCAAGATCCTTGATCAAGTTCAATGGCCTGCATCTATGCGGACTCTCGACACAGGGCAGACAACTTGCATAGCCGATCCTGCTACTTCTCGCACAGCTCTCGATGCCCTTAAGAATGCCGAGTTCTCTGAACAAGGCGCTTTCTATATCAACTCAGAAGGCACAGCGGTATTCCTAAACCGCACTAACGTTATTAAGAAGTACGGCGAGGCTCCGATCGAGTTTAATCAAACTACAGGCATCCCTTACACAGACTTGCGCTTCGCCTTCGATGATAAGTTGATTATCAACAGCGCTGGCATGACTCGCGTGGGTGGCACTATTCAGGTCTCAGAGAACGCAGCCTCGATCGCTAAGTACTTCCCTCATCAGCTAAACGAGACAAACCTCATCGCTCAAACAGATGCGGATGCTTTAAACATCGCCAAGATATATGTGGCCACAAGAGCTGAGACAACCATTCGCATCGATGCCATGACGGTCGATCTATTAGACCCAGATGTTCCAACTGCAACTATGTTGAACTTGGACTACTTCTCAAACTTAAAGATAACTAACGTTCAGCCAGACGGCTCAACGATCGTTAAGACACTACAGGCACAAGGACTGGACTGGCAGATTACGCCAAACGCCATGAAGGTCACAGTTACAACTCTCGAACCTATCGTCGAGGGCTTCATCATCGGAAGCGATGTATCAGGTATAATCGGCACTAACATAATGGCGTATTAGGAGAAAAAATGGCAACAGGCTTTCCAGCAGCTACAGGCGATGTCCTAAGCGCGGCTATGTATAACGGACTCGTAGGCTTCACGCTTAACGATCAGACAGGCACTTCTTACACACCTGTATTGACCGATCAGTATCAAGTCTTAGTTACTCGTTCGAATGCGGGCGCTTCGACCTTGACGATCCCTACCAACGCAAGCGTAGCCTTTCCAGTTGGAACAGCAATTACAGTCCTAAACAAAGGCGCTGGCGCGGTAACTATATCTGGCGCAGGCGGCGTAACCGTTTTATCTGCTGGAGCAACAGCAGCAAGCCCGGTCTTAAATCAGTACAAGTCCTGCGTTCTTTTACAGACCAGCGCAAATAATTGGTTCGTCGTGGGTGCGATCGCATAATGATCGCTAATTGCATAAGCGGTATTCATGGAAGTATTGCACCCGCCACGGTAACTGGTGGAACGCTTTACACGTCTGGCGGATATAACTATCGAGTTTTCACTTCTAATGGAACCTTAGGCGTAACTGGCGGCACTATAACCTCCGACATTCTAGTAATTGCGGGCGGTGGTTCAGGCGGTAACGACATCGGCGGCGGCGGCG